CTTATAGGACCGAATAATACATTAAAGGACATTGGAGATTGGTTAATTGATATAGAAAAAAAGAAAACAAGTATTGATATGAGCAGATTTGACCCTAAAAAAATAACTAAAGAATGGATAAAATTGATTGAAAACTCCTAATGATATACGAACATAATACTCTTCTTATAGACAAAAAGAACGAAGTATTTATGACTGTGCAGGCTGAACCTGGACTCGCAAGAGAATTGAGTGATTTTTTTACATTCTTTGTTCCAGGATATCGTTTTATGCCATCATATCGTAATAAAATATGGGATGGCAAAATTCGTTTATATAATCTCTCAAATAATCATCTTTATAGTGGTTTAATTAATTATGTTGAAAAATTTGTTCAAGACCGTAAATATAAAATTGATTACAAAACAAGCCCAAAGAACGTAAATGGGTATAATCAAAATGATTATGAAAGACTTGTAAAATCTCTCAATCTTGAACTAGAACCACGAGATTATCAGAGAGACGCATTTTTGCATTCAATTAATTATGAACGTTCATTATTACTTTCGCCTACTGCATCAGGAAAATCCCTAATCATTTATTTGATTTTGCGTCATTATCAAATGCGTTTATCAAATTTCAAAGCAATTGTAATTGTACCAACGACCTCTCTTGTTGTACAAATGAATTCAGACTTCGCTGAATATGCAAAAAAAGATAGATGGAATGCAAATGATAATATTCATATGATTTATGCTGGTTACGATAAAGTTTCAGATAAACCTATATTAGTATCTACGTGGCAGTCTTTATATAAAATGCCTCTTGGATATTTTTCAGATTTTGATGTAGTCATAGGAGATGAGGCGCACCAATTTAAAGCAAGGTCTTTAACTGCAATTATGGAAAAGACTATTAATACACGATATCGTTTTGGGACCACAGGAACACTTGATGGTACACAAACACACCGTCTTGCACTTGAAGGGTTATTCGGACCAGTTTATAAAGTCACTACAACAAAAAAATTAATAGATAATAATACACTTTCTCGATTTGAAATTAAAGCATTGGTATTGCAGTATCCAGAAAAAATTTGTAAAGCACTTAAAACTGCAAATTATCAAGAAGAAATCGAGTTTCTAGTATCAAATAAAAAAAGAAATTATTTTATACGCAATTTAGCATTAAGTCTAAATAATAATACATTGATACTGTTTCAGTTAGTAAAGAAACATGGTACAATTTTATATGACCTAATTAAGAAAAAAACAGATGTCTGCAATAGGACAACTTTTTTTGTATTTGGAGGAACAGATACCAATACCAGAGAAGAAATACGAGGAATTGTGGAACATGAATCTAATGCCATTATTATTGCGAGTTATGGCACATATTCTACTGGTATTAATATCACTAACCTTCATAATGTCATTTTTGCTTCCCCATCTAAATCTAGAATAAGAAATTTACAAAGTATAGGGCGAGGTCTAAGAAAAAACGATGCTAAAGAAATTGCTACACTTTATGATATTGCTGACGACTTATCTTATAAATCTCATAAAAACTATACACTCAACCATTTCATTGAACGTATTAAAATATATAATGAAGAACAATTCCAATACAAAATTCTTACAATACCTATCAGAGAATAATATGTCAGAATATAAATACATTCAACTTACAAACGGTGACCATTTGTTTACTGCATTGCATTTTCCAGAAAATAAGACAGGATTTTTAAAATTAAAACAACCATTAAAACTCTCGATGAAAGAAGATGACCATCACATACAATTTGGGTTTATGCCTTGGATACCATTTTCAGATGATGAAGTAATACCATTATCTGCAAAAGCGATTGTTACAATTGCTAATTTAAATGATGAATATATTGAATTATATAAAAAAGGAGTAAATCATCGTACAAATACGGAAAATGTATTAGACCTTGATGACCCAAATATACCTAACGTATTACTTAATTAATATCTCAAAAAGGGGACATACTTATAATAACACATTGTCAAGGGTTTGTCAAGTTCTTGACTATTATCTATATTATGATATAATATACTGATACTGAAAGGAGAAACTAATGGCTAAAATAGCTAAGAAAAAACCTAAACACTATGTAAATAATGCAGATTTTTTAGAAGCATTAATACAACATAAATCTAATGTAAAATTTGCTGAAGATAATGAAAATGAAAAACCTCTGTTGCCAGATTATATTGGTGAATGTTTTTTATTGATTGCACAAAGATTATCATTTAGACCAAACTTTATAAATTATGTATTTAAAGATGATATGATATCAGATGGTATAGAAAATTGTTTACAATATGTGCATAATTTTTCACCTGAGAAATCGCAAAATCCTTTTGCATATTTCACTCAAATAATATATTTTGCATTTATTCGTAGAATTCAGAAAGAGAAAAAACATTTATATGTAAAGTATAAAGAAATGGACCGATTACATTATCTCTCGGATAATATTGAAACGGGACCATATGATATGGGGGGAGAATTTATGACTGAAGTTGCATCTAATGATATGAGAATTACGATAGGTAGGTTTATTAATGAGTTTGAAGTAAAAAAGGCAGAAAAACGGAAGAAAAAACCAATACCAGAATATGCAGGTATATATGCAATTACATAAAATATGAAAATAGCATTAATCACAGATACACATATAGGGGCAAGAAATGACAATATGTTGTTTCAAAATTATTTTAACCGTTTTTATGAAAATACGTTCTTTCCATATATTGATGAACATAATATCAAGTCGTGTATTCATTTAGGTGATGTAGTTGATAGAAGAAAATATATCAATTTTAGGTCTCTTAATTATTTGAGAAATGACATAGTTGGTCGTATGTGGGAGATGGGAGTTGATACACATATCATTGTTGGAAATCACGACTCCTTTTATAAGAATACTAATGATATAAATTCTATGCAAGAATTATTTTCAACATCAGATGGTCTTTGTGAGCCATGGATATATTCAAGCCCAAGAGAATATATTTTTGAGGATACTAAAATTCTTATGATGCCTTGGATTAATTCAGATAATTATACTGAATGTATAACTGCAATCGAGAATTCTGAAGCACAAATTATGATGGGACATCTTGAAATTAATGGTTTTGAGATGCATCGTGGACAAATATGTGATATAGGATTTGATGCTAAAATATTTTCTAAATTTGATTTGGTATTTAGTGGTCATTTTCATCATAAATCTACTCAAGGAGGTATTACTTATCTTGGCAATCCTTATGAAATTATTTGGTCGGATTTTGATGATGCACGAGGGTTTCACATTTTTGATACTGCGACAAGAGATTTAGAATTTATTCAAAATCCATATCGCATGTTTTATAAAATATATTATGATGATTCTAAAGAAACTTTTGAGAGTATTAAGGAAAAAGATTATTCGGTTTATAATGGTACAATTGTTAAAGTAATAGTTACTCAAAAGAATAATCCATATTGGTTTGATACGATGTTGGATGAGTTGTATAAGGCTGATGTTGCAAATGTATCAGTGGTTGAAAATGTTGACCTTGAATTTGAAAATGATTCAGTAGTTGACGAAACTGAAGACACATTGACCATATTAGGCAACTATATTGATACATTAAATATTCGTCAAACAAATAAAAAAGAACTTGATACTTTAATTAAAACGCTTTATAATGAAGCATTAGATTATGAGATTGCGGCATGATGTTTGATACTTATTTAGTTGCTGATACAGAAAGAATTCACGTAAATTATATTGGTTCTAATTTCGAAAAAGATGGCCCATTTTATATTATATTGAAAGATTCTTTTAATAATTTGAAATTTTTTGCTCTAGATATGAATTGTGCGGAAATATGGATGTGGCCAAATAAATCTTGGAGTTTAATGAATGGAATTACAATTTTAGTTTATGATAAAAAACGTCAAAATCTATTATTTGAACAAACACATGATTTTAATATACATCCTAACCGAAGCGTTTATGTTGATGAAAAACCTATAAAATTTAGTACAGACCCATATGATATAGGGTCTTGGTGGGTATATTATGATGTAGTTATTAGGGATGAGTATGACCTTAAAAACCGAAAAGTACAGGAGGGCTCAATCGTTGTTGATATTGGTGCTAATTTAGGTCTTTTCTCGATATTATCTCATAATCATGGTG